TGTTACCCGTAATATCGTGACTGGGATACACGCCAGCGCGGTGACATTCTCATACACGCAGGGAAAAAATTTGATCTGGACGGGCATGATTGGGTTAAGCATACGTTTCCAAATATCAAACTCCCTCTTTTATATGAATTTGAGCGGGGCGGAATAGTTGGAAAAGCACGCCTCATCAATACGGTTCATGTCAGCGATAAACATCATCTATGCGAAAGAGACAAACCTTGGTTCTTTGGCGAATACGGGTTCATTCTGGATAGCGCTGAACCTTTGCCGTTTCAGCCGTGTAAGGGGCAACTAGGATTTTTTCAACCCACACCAAACCCAAAGCCATGAGGGGGTGAGAGGATGCGTTGTAAATGGACTGATGATTTACGCCCAATGCCTGATGAGTGCCCTATGGGATTAGAAGATATGGCTTTCAATACCGACCTGATCTTCGAGCGCTCAGGTACGATTATTGGAACAAACAGGACATGGTTTGCAACTGAGCTGGTCATAGCCCGTGATGATGGGGTGATTGTAACAGTAAACGCAAATAAGGTTAAAACCATACCCACCGGAGCGGGCGAATGACCACCGATCTTAAACAGCTGCTGAGCGGATACGGCATGATGATTTGTGATAATATGGCCTTTGAGTGTGGAGTTTGTCATAGGCAATTTGATGCAGATAATGTCTTTGCTTCCACAAAAGCCGATAACGGTTGGATTTGTGCAGGCTGTAAATCTGGAAAACAAAGCAGAATTTACACTCCCGGCTTACATGAACCGGAATACGATGTTGCTGAAATTGAGCGGCGCATAAGAGATTGTCCTCCCGGTGGGGTTATATTAGTTCCTACTGGCTATCTGCAATACCGCAGCACACAGCAGCAGAAGATTTCAGACGCAGCTATCAATATGGTTTGTGATTACGAGACGGTGATTGGTGATCTAAAACGAGAAAACGCAAGGCTCAAGCGTGGCATATGCGGGCATTATCACTACAATACATCCCCTACATGGGAAGATATGAAAGATATATTCATGAACATGGGGCTGTTTATGTCGTTCGCTGTCATCCTGATTCTAGGAGACAATGCTTTGGAGGCCATAATTAAATATTTTGGAGCAGGATAATGACAGAGCTCATGAAGCGGTTAGCCGATTTTCGTCAACGTGTTTTGCATTATAGTGGTGTTGAGCCTAATTGGCCCGCTGGCATGATGTGCTCCTTGCAGCATCTTAGCGAGTCAAACAAACGTGAAATTTTCCGCTATATCGGTGCAGAAACATTAAGCTTGCTTGACGAAGCTTATGCCCATGCACTCACCCTGCAAGCAGAAAATGAGCGGCTGCGGGAGGCATTAGAAGAATATGGAATGCATAAAGGGATGTGCCAACTAGAAAATGGTGGCGATGATTGTGACTGTGGTTATTGGGAAGCTCAAGCGAAAGGCGGCGATGATGAGTGATTTTAACAAAAGATTTTGGGTTGAGGTTGGCAATAATTTATCTGCCGCTTTTTATTTATTCATGCTTTTGGCGTTGCTAACAATGTGCGCTGCAGGGCTAATAATATGGGTTTTTAACCATGCTGGATGGATGCTTCCATGACCAATAAAGACGCATGCCGGGAGGCGACCCCCACATCGAGCGAGCGTGAGCGATGGATATTACAGCGTGACCCCATAGGCAATGCTTTCTGGGATACGTACCTTCATCCAGAATGCGTGTTAATCAGGAAACAGGAAAAACACCCGTTGTATCCGTATAATGATGACACCCCACTAACCAGCAAAGGAGCGTGAGCGCATGGAAAGAAAAGTAACAGGTAATGATAATGTTGATGCTTGGCGATTAGGCGAGATTGCATTGCAGGCTGGTGGCCAGAGAGATGATGTGGGTGATTTTATAGACCGAGGCTTAATCCTTATTAGGCTGCTTAAAGAGAAAGGCTATACCATTGTTTCATCCATGCCTATCCGTTTAACACCCAACCAGACTAGGGATTGATATGACACCACACGAAAAATATATCCGCAAATCATTGAAAGACGCCATTTTCAACGCGAAATACGGTGATGGGCCAATATGCGGCGGAATAACTCTTACTGAAATCCTATGCTTCGTGCTTGGCTGGCAGGGTGGCACTATCCACCTTGTTTCAAAAGAATTGATGGTGCCAACGGAAGTTATTTTGGAGGCCGATTATCCAACACAGCAATGGCTCTGTCGCCTTGCCCAGATGGTAGCACACAGGAAGTTGCCTGACCCGCTTGGCGAGGCACTAAACAGCGGGAATGGGAGTTATAAGCCATGATAAATCGTTTCCCCTATCCGCGTGACAACATGAGAAAACAGGAGTTATGGGACTTGCTGCAAAGCTACGCTGCTGGTTTATCGCGCTATGCGCACGACATCCGCATGATTGATGACAGTCTATGTACCCGTGCCTACCTGATGAACAAATGCCGTACTGTGGCGCGTTATATGGATGCTATGGGAGCAGGAAGATACATCGAATCGAAGGAGAAAGACGATGACCAACAAACTGAAATTATCTCCTGAAAAGATATTGTGCTGGTGTATAGACTATCGAGGTTCGGCTGGTAGTGCCGACCTTGATTATTGGGACGCTATTATTAATACGCTCCGGGAGGTATGGAAAATCCCCGAAGGCCAGGAGCGGAAAATACTGACGCATTTTGTGCATCCGCCTATCCCGCCGCGCTGCTTCGATTACTGCGCTTGGTATGAAGATGATGGAGAGGAAGCAGGCAATTACGGATGGGGTGAAACGAAAGACGCTGCAATCAAAGACTTAGTGCAGCGTTACGGGGATGGCTTATGACACAACATCTAGCCCCAATGGGTAACAACCGGATAGGCATGGTTTCATCTAATCCAGGAGAGCATCCATGAGCAAATCCATAGCGGGAGTGTGAGCGGGATGAACCTACATACGGATGATGAGAAAACCGCATGGCTCTCTCTGCTTTTACCAATGGCAATAATAGCCTTGTTATCTTTGATATATTTTTTCCAATCATAATAACCCCAATCGCCAAGCATGGAGGCAGGAAGAATGAGTGACATTATTATGTTGTTATTTGCTTTGTTATTTATAGTTGCCGGTTGGATGGTTACCAATGCTGCAACAACGTATATCGACAAATATAGCAACGTATGTGCTGAAGCCAAAACTAAGCAAATTAAGCTGGAGAATTGCATATGACAACCCTCACCCTCGATGCCGTAAAGGAGTGGCTGGAAGCGGCACAAGCAGAGCATTACAAAATAGATGCAGTCACAATGACATATCATCCAAATCAGCAGCCTTTAGATGTACATGCAATAGCCCGCTCATGGCTCAAGCAGCGGGAGGCTTTGGAGGTGGCCACAGACTGGCTGAATAAATTTGCTTCTAAGCCTAGATCATTAGGCCAAGATAACGGTCCAGCCATTGATGCGGAATATGTTTTACAGAAAATCACCGCACTGCTGGGGGAGGTGGAGGAATAAATGGCTATACCGGCAAAGCATTTCACAGTAAGGACTTTGGCAGAGCATTGGGACTGCTCCGAAAAGCATGTGCGTAATTTGATTGACAAACGGGGCCTGCCAGCATTGAGAATAGGGAATCTCATACGCATCCGCCGTGAAGATGTCCTGTCTTATGAACAAAAACATATAGATACGCCATGCCCAGAAGAAAGCGTGACCTCCCAGAGCCCAAGCTTATCACCGTCGCAGGCAGTCCCTGCTTTTATATTGCCTGGTCCATCGACAGGCGGTCCAAACGTATATCAACTGGCACGGCAGATCGCACAAGAGCGGAAACAAAATTAGCCGAATTCAAGGCTGGCCTTCACGCCCCTCCCCCGCCCATTACCCATACCGTCTCTGCCATAGTACATTTCTATCTTCAGCAGAAGAAGGCCAGCAAGTCACCAAAGCACTATAAATCACTTGAATATGCCCTGAAGCCCATTCTGGATCATTTCGGGGCTATGCACATATCTTTGATTACACGGGCAGCAGTCAGGGAATATGTTAACAAAGAGCGCAAGGCTGAGCTATCTCCTGATACGACTAGGCGTAGATTGTCATTACTGATCGCTGCGCTGAACTATGTGCGCAAGGAGGGGTGGATTGCCTCTGTGCCCCCTATTGAAATGCCACCCAAGGCACCGCCCAAGCAGCGCTGGCTGACCAAACAGGAGGCAAAACGACTTATTGCAGCGGCCCATTGTTTCCATACCAAGCTGTTTATCATCATGGCGTTGACCACAGGGGCACGAAAAGGAGCAATATTCGATCTGACATGGGACAGAGTAGATATAGAATCCAAACGCATAGATTTTAATCCTCCCGGCAAGCAAATCACCAATAAGCGCCGTGGAATAGTCCCTATTAACAAATTGCTGATGGGAATTCTTAAGGAAGCAAGGGAGATTGCACAAACAGATTATGTCGTGGAGTTCAACGGCAAGCCCATCACTGACCTTAAACAATGGAGAAACTTATTGAAGCGGGCCAACCTCAAGGACATTACCCCCCATACGTTGCGCCATACTGCGGCGACGTGGCTGGTGCAGGGAGGGGTGAGCATGGAGGAAGTCGGAGAGATGTTGGGCCATAAAGACCCAAGAACTACCTCTAAATATGTGAAATATCATAAGGATTATCTGGTCAAGGCCAGTAAGGTATTAGAGAAGCTTTGAGGGATTAGTGCGCAAAATTGGGCACTTATAGAGGGGGATGATGGGCTGTGAACCGCACAAAGACTTACATTAGAGCGATTCGAGAAATATCATTGCGAACGACTTTATCAGTAGGGGAAAGCGGCGTAAATGCTGGAATGTCATTGGCTGCTATAGCCATATTTTGAACACTATTCCCAAGCTTTGCCAACGATTGTGCGCAAACTTGCGCACTAACGATTTATCCCTTCCAGGGGTACGCTTGTCAAGCCTATCCTTTCGATCATGACCTCATGGTATCACGATCTCAAAAAAACGAAACCCCTGCCTGATGAACCCGAAGATATTGACTTCGAGTATGGCCAGCTACCTGACGCAGAATGGCAGAAGGTATTAGACAAGCGGGAGGAGCAGCGAAAGAAGCGCAAAGAGGTGGAAGACTACAACGCTATGCTGCGCTATGTGTCGGTGGATTAGCCCGTTACCAGATTGGCATTAAAGCAATCCTGCAGTATATCCTGCTGGATGTCATACCCCTTAAGCCAAAGCTTGTTATAGGCATCGTCTCCCTTCTCAATGGATTGCCTGATGTCTCCCGGCATGTCCAGAGGAGCGGGGCAGCGGACGAACGTCACGTATTGCCCGCCGCACCCGCCCAGCGCCAGTGTACCAAGGAGGGAGCCAATGATTACCAGCTGGCGCATGCTATTTGGATTTCAGTTTGGCCTTGATCTCGCTGAGTTCAGCCAGTTTCTTGTCCGTATCATTTGCAATGCCAGCCCGTACCGTTACGCCCAGCACGGCAGTCACTACGGTTTGCAGCAATGTACCTATATTGACCTCGCCGGTCAGATACGCACCGATAGCCGCTAATGCAGATATAGCCGCCGCCACATAGGTTTTCTTACCCGCCAATACGCCTTGTCCTAATGCCATGTTTACGTCTCCTTGGTTAAAAATAATTGTTTCTCCGCCTCCCGGCGCTTGACCAGTCCGTTTACCCGCTTTCCTCCTGCAAATACCCATTTGTCGAACTCTTGCGCCGCCTGGTCAAAATTACCCTCGTTAAGCAACCTGAGCAGTGTACTTTTGGCCAAATAGCCCCTTCCCAAGTTGAATACAAAGCACACCAAGGCGCTGAACTGGTTGCTAGATAAGGGAACCATTGCCAGATGCCTGACAGCGTCTTCCGCTGCAATAAGGTCCCTAGCTAGCAAACGCTCTGCCTGCTCTATCGAAATTTCCGCCATATGCTCCCCAGCCAAGAGCTTATGGCCGTAACCAATGGTAGGATATCCAGCACTATCCGTATATCTTTTGAGCCTGAGTCCTTCATATTTTTTTATAAGCGCAATCCCTGCGGCACTGGTGATCAATGCATGATTTTGTTGTACAGCCATACTAGGCCACCCGTTGAAATTCCGAATATCGTGAAATTCTTGGCCCAGTTGGCAACCCGGGCAATCGTACGCAAACCCCCGGCTTGCCATACTAGGCCACCCGTTGAAATTCCGAATATCGTGAAATTCTTGGCCCAGTTGGCAACCCGGGCAATCGTACGCAAACCCCCGGCTGCGTCTTTAAATACCGCTACGAAGTCAGCCAGATCTTTTGGATCCACATCCTTTAGAGGATTAATCAATGCAGCGATAAATTGTTGTCCCGCTAGTTGTTCTTCGATTTCCTTCAGACGGGCATTCATGCTGGTAACCTCCCGGCGTAGTTTTTCACAAGTATCCACGGCAAACATTCCTTTGCTGATAATATGTTGATAGGGTTGTGGAATGCTCTGCTGGTCATGATCATTAGATAGAAATCCCCCATCCCTGAGATAAGTAGGAAAGGTTTTGGGCCCGCTGGCCGGCCGTTCGCACAGCGGTATAAAAAAGAAATTCTCCGATATAACCGAAATAAGGGCTGCCATTGGCATCCTGTGAAAACAAAAAGTAACTGGATGTTCCGGCATTCATGCTGCCTCCCAAAGCCTGGGAATTGATCTGCACGCCATTCTGGTAAATCACAGTATTCGTGCCATCAAAACTAAGCTCTAATATGGCAGGTGTGCCGGTTGAAAGTGTTGTGCTACTCGCTCCATTCACCACAGCAGTGCCATTAGTAGAGCATTGCGAAGTCCAGAAATCGCTATTGGCATTATCAATAATAAGCCTGTGTTCCCGCAGATTGGAGCCACCGTTCCACTTGCCGAAGATATGCTCATTTCCTGCTGGATTACTGACACGCTGTAAAACGCAGAAAGCGTGGAAAGTCGTGTAATCCATGCTAGCTGCATCCGTAGCCGACATATTGGTCGGCGTGGCATTCGCCTCCCCTTGCAGGGCTGGGAGGCTATTGATGGCTCTGGCAATATATTTTGGTTTCTGGGCATCGGTACTTTGCGTAAAATGGTTGCTGTTTCCGGATAAATCCGCCCATTGGCTGACCAGATTAGAGCCATCCTGCGTAATTGAGTTAAGGTTTTTGGCCGTAACCCAAATGCTTAGATTTGGCTGCTGGCGTGGTGAAAAACCACTATTTGCAGCTGCTGCCAATAATGAGCTGCGCCAGATTTGATTGGGTATGTACATCAGATTTGGCGGGATACAAGAATGATATCACGGGCAGCGCCTTCCGAAGAGCCGCTGACGACCTTGATATAGCGCCAGGCAGCAAAGTTGGCCGGGTTAAGCGAATAGCTGCGGCCCTGAGTAACCGCCACACTGATTGTGGCATTAGTGGAATCATAAAGCGTCTGGTAGGTTCCACCCGATGCATTGCTTACCTGAAACGTCAAAGAAGTTCCGGTAAATGCCGCTGGCATGATGATGCCACATAGGCTCGTGCCGATCAGGTCAGCTTCTCCGGAAGTAGTGCCTGAGTTGGCAATTGTGACCGTGGTAAAGCAGTCAAGATCAGTGAAGTTATTTTTACTTGCCATGAATTCTCCTTACATAAAAAAATGGGCCACCCGGTGAGGATGGCCCAAGGGGCAGAAGCAGGTAGACGAAGGAAGTCAGGTGGTTAGCTTTTGGTAAAGCTCAGCCGCCGTTAAAGGCTTCCCGGAGGCATAAAAGACGTTGCGATTGGCCTTGGCCGCCTCCGGAAATAGCGCAGCAGCTGCATTTTTGCTGGTTTTGTTTTTGATCAGTTTTGACGCAGCGTAATCCCCCAGGAAATGGGCGATATAAAGTTCGCCATCGGTGGGTGCGTGGCCAAGGCGTTTAGTCAGCGATGCTTTATTGTCTCGTGCCAGCAGGGCCGCCATGATGGCATTGGCTTGCGGGTTCTTGCGGTCTTTATAGGTGATGCCGTGTTCCTTGCCGTAACGCTTGACCAGCGAGCGCCAGGTAGCATTGGTGATCTGGAACAATCCCTGTGCCGTACTGTTCGGGTTTCCCGCATTGGGATTCATACCGCTTTCAACGCTGGCTATTTTGTGAAGCAACCCTGCATCCACACCCGATATGCTGGCCGCTTTCTGGATTTCTGGCGTTATGCTGGATTGGGGGGGTAAGGCGGGCTTGACAGACTGATTCTGCTGGTTGAAATACTCATCCAGTATTTTGCGCTTTTCAGGTGTCAGGCCTGCGCCGGGTGCTGGAGATATGGGGGTAGCAATTGGGGCTTGAGCGGCATTTGCACCAATACCTTGCGCTGCCCGGTTGATAAGTCTTGTTGATAATGCCTGTCCTAAAGAGGATTGGTCTGTTGGCAATGTAACTTTGCCACTCAGGGATTTTTCCAGCGCCATGGTGGTTTGCTGATTTTTGGCGGCATTGATTGCTTTGTTAACGCCACTGGTAACGATGTTGCCCATGGAGCCGAAATTGTTCATGAGTGTGTTCATGTGGCGAATCAGCGCAGGCGTGGTATTGCTATAATTCACCGCACCGGGCTGTTTCACCGTAGCGTCTTTGACCAGTTGCGTGATTTCAGAGATCGCCTGTTGCTCTTCCGGTGTATAGAGCGATTCCCACAAGCTTTTATTGGTGCGTATGATTTCATCAAGATTTTTTGCCGGCTGGATACCGGATATACCTTCTTTGGACAGGGCATTGAAATCCGTTCCCAAAATGCGGTACACCCCGGCCTGTTTAAGCTGCAGGAACTCAGAGGAGTTTTCCCCCAGGATGTCCTTGATGCCATTAATAACGCTGGCCGCTTCTTTCTTGGCTCCCAGCTTGCCATAGCCAATGGTCATACTGATGACCGATTCCGGCGTCATGTCCTTGCGGATAATGGAATCAATGACCTTGTTATCCTGAAAGCGCTCAAAGTAGTCCTTGGCCATACCACGGGCGGATTTCAATGACTCAATGGTTGCCGGATTACCCTTGATAAGCCCCTGTTCAACAGAATCATCGACAATCGAATCCATCTTGCTGCGCAATTGACTTAAAACAGCACGCTCAGCATCATCCTGCGAGCCTGACCATGCGTTATTGACGAATTTGCGGAAGTTATCGACCACCTTATAATTAACCGCCCCCTTGTCGCTGTTGCGCTCAAAGAAATCGTCAATCTTGTCTAAGGTGATTTTGGCTTTTGGGAGTGCGTCAACTGGATACTCGGCTCGGAGACGTAGACTTTCTTCCTGGAGTGGTCGAAATGCACGCACTGGGAAAGCAGCAGTTCCTGATTTTTGTACCTTATCGTATGCCTGACTAACAGCATTCCATTCGTCGTCGGCCGCCTTGCGCAAACCGCTTTGAACAGCTTCAGCAACATCTGCTTCATTAACGGCATTGCCAGTCGATTTTCCTATGGAGGCAGCGGTGTTTTGCGCTGCCTGAGTTAAAGCTTGCTGCTGGGACGTCTGGAACTGCTTGGCAAGCGCTTCCGCTTCAGTGCCATAAGCACCTTTAGCTGCCATGCTTTCCAGCCCCTGCTGGCTGACATTCTGCGTAATATCGCCCGAAGTATATGGCACTCCTTGCTTGGTAAAGCGTGCGATACGGGCGGCCTGATCGGGCGTCAGGTTCTGAGAGGCATTGTAGGTAAATGCCTTTTTAGCATCCTGGGAGGCATTTGCAACGGCGTTTTGCAATTCATCTACGGAAACACCGGGATTAATGCTTACCGAATTGCTGATTTCTGCATCGGGGCTAGCGATATTCGCCTTAGCGGCAATCTGCTCAGCGGCATCTCCAGAGCCAACCTTGCTGCCTAGCCATTTGGCGAAATCTTCCGCCAATCCAGCCGCTTTCTGCAAGGGCCAGCCGATAGCCGGTGCAGTTACCGCCCCTGCTCCACCTTGGAAAAGCGTGTTGGCAAGCCGTGATTCATTGGATTTGGTAGGCGTAAGCAAACCACTTAGCCCCCCATATCCAGCCCCGCCCATCGCCATTTTAGGAATAGTCGTTGCACCATTCATAAACGGCAGAAAAGTTAGGGGATCGCCTAACATGGTGCCTGGGAGGCTTTCAAAAAACCCCCTGCCTTCGCTTGATGCCCGGTTTGCGTCAATTGCCTTATCCATGGCAGTGCGGAGTCTTTCGGGTGTTGTGCCAAATACTTTCGCTGTTGTCTCCGGTGCATAGTCCACACCCAGGTCGATGATGCCTTGGCCGCGGCGCTCCAACGCTGTCTGCGCATCGCTGATAAACGGCCCCATGAAACCATATGTTTGGTCATTGGCATCACGTTGAATAGAGGGCCTTACAGGTGCCTTAGCGACTGCTGGTATGGCAGTAGTAGCGCCATAATACTGATCAAGTATAGCTCGCTTTTCCGGTGTCAACGGCATTATTGCTTGTCCTTCTGATATTCCATGAGGTCTTCAGCGGTAATGCCTTTAGCAGCCAGATCAGGGGGAACAGGAGATATGCGCTTAAATCCTGGGCCTGCTGCCTGTGTCATGCCTTCCTGGGCGGTCATGCGATTAATGCGCTTCTGCTCGATAACAGCAGGGGTATCGCCAGGGCGTGGGAAATACTGCTTTCCTGCTTCGTCTAATTCTTCTGGCCGGATTGTTGCACCGGATTCCTGACGCAACACAGCGCTTAACCAGTCCCGCTCGGCTTGCCGTAGCTTTTTAAAGTCTTCGTTTTCCAGCAAATTGCCTATGACCGGTATCTGGTCATAGCCATGCTGCTTAATATCTGTTCCAGCTGATGCGCCGAGTTCCGCAATAATAGGCTCGGAATTGGCCATGCGATTGGCATAGATGTTCGACTTGCCCTGATATTCATTTGGCGGCTGCTGTTTCTGCTTTTCCAGGTCGATCCGCATATTGCGTTGAGCATCGGCATCGCTTTTGGCCGCATCATACTCCACCTTAGCCTGATCCCTCTCGGCTTGAACAGCCGCTTGAATACTTGGGTTTCCCGTCGCTGCTGCTGCGGCAAGCTTCTGGTTAGCGGCCCGCAAATTATTGGCCGCCAGATCCAAGGGGGTTGCCTGCGCAGGTGCCGCATTGCTTTGCGGGGCAGCATTAACCGGCACCTGAGGCTGTTGAATCGCAGGGGGTGCTACGGGCATGGGGGGAGGCGGCTGTATGGGAGGCGGGGCTGCAGGTGTTGGCATGGCTCCCATGCCTAAGCCACCAAACTGACCCGGTTGGCCATACTGGCTTTGATATGCCTGCGTTGCCGCTTGGTTGCCCGTGGCCTGCTGTAATTGAATATTGGCCGTAATGGCATTGGGATTGCCGCCCATCATGAGATAGGTCTGGGCATACATGGGATTGCCGGTGGCCAGATATTGCTGCAGCGCCTGCCCTGACAATATATCCTGCTGTGCCTTCTGCTGCTTATATTGGCTATCGGCAGTGGCGTTATTGATTTGCGCCTGCGTCAGCGTCATGCGAGGCGTTGAAAGTTGCGCCAGCCCCGCTTGAAAATTTGGATCAGCCTGTAAATTCTGCCAGAAATTTCCCATGAATTTATCCGAAAATATTGCTTAACGATGGAAACTGGTTAGCGATACCTGCACCTACATTGAGATAACCGCCCAGGGTGCTTAAGCTTGACGGCTTGGAGGCGGTTTCATTGCTACCGCCAAGGAATGGCTGGGCAGCCCCTGCCAGATAGGTTGTTGGTGCGGACTGCGCCCCGCTTATGGCGTTCAGTACATTCTGGTTTTGCTGCTGAATCTGGTTGCCAGCCTGCAGGCGCATCAATTGCGGCGCATACCAGTTCTGCATGTTATTGGCCTGCAGCTGTGTACCCGTCATCGCCATATTGCCAAGGCTGTTAAAGCCTGTCAGGCCAGCGCTGTTCAGCGCTCCGCCCATCTGGCCAGCCAGCCCTGCGGCTGATAAGTTATTGGCGTTATTCTGGTTGAACTGGTTCAGGAAATTCGTGGAAGCATCGTTCCAGCCCTGATAGCGTAATTGCCCGGCCATATTGGCGGTCTGCTCCAGCGCATCCCGGTTAATCATGCTATCAACAACACCCTGGCGGTCAGAGCCAAACGCTCCCATGCCGGATGCTGCGCCGCCTGCGCCACTGCGCAATATGGCCGCCTGACGGGCAATATCGGCGGAGGCATTACCGACCACGGTGTTTTCATAGGGGTTGAAATAACCCTGAACGCCGCTGGCATATTGATCTGGCGTGAAAGACTGCGTGCCATTGGTCAGAAACTGGTTGGCGCGGCCATATAAATCCTGGGCAGTCCCGAACATGCCGCTGACATTGGGGGAGCTATTGCGTGCCTGATTATATAAATCCGCTGCCCCCTGCATATAACCACGTGAAGGCGCATAGGTTGTGCCGATCTGCGTCAGCGCATCCATCTGGATGGGGTTGAAGGATGCCTGGGTAAGCGGTAGGACTCCGGCCATTATCTGACTCCTAATTGTGCGAGGTAAGCAGCTAAGCTTGGCGTGGATATGCCCTGCGACATCAGCCCAAGAGACTGGGCGGGAGAGAGATACGTGCCGCTCGACTTATTGGCGACTGGCGTGCCTTGCATGGCAGGTGGCTGGGCAGTAGCCTGCCCACCAGGAGGTGCAAATGTCTGGCCCGGGACCGGTGAAGGATACGCCAAGGGCTGTAACTGGCCATTCTGGTAAATCAATTCCTGCTGGGGAATCAGCCCCGCCCGCATATCGGCAGCAGCCTGCATCGCATAGGCTTCCGGGTTTGCAAACAGATCACCGGGACGTGGCGCTGCGACCCTGGCTCTTGGTTGGTTGACCAGGTCGTTGAACACCGACATGGCATAGGGCCAGTAAGTGCCCTCTAAATCCTTGCGCACTACTTCAGGGGCAGCGCTATAGCCTGATTGCTGGCTGGCTGGTTTGTCTTTTCCCTTGCCAATAGCGCCAAGAATGGATGCGCCTGCCCCAAGCAGGTCGCCCAAGCCAAATCCCATAAACTCTCCTTAAAAACTGCTGGAAGCGATGAAGCGCCACTCGCTGGTCGTGGCGTCGAGATAGTAAAAACCGGTGTCATCCCAGTTGAAGTCACCAACCTTGTCGCCAGCAATGACATCGGTGGAAGATGATGGAATCCTGGTGACCTTGCGCACCGTGCCGACACGTGCGAATAAATTATTAAACTCAGCGATATCCTGATCCCGGTATTCGCCCACCAGGCCAAGCAATTCCTTCAGCGCTGGCAAATCACCGGCGCTCTGAAACACTGGAAAGGGCTTCACCGCTGGCCGCCTGTCTTGGCATATTCATAAAACGCCCCCAGCTGGAAGCTGCTATCCAACTCGTCGGTTTCCACACGAATCTTGCGCTGGCGGCCATAGGCACGCAACCGCTTTAAATCCGTGGTCGCCGTAACCGTATAGGGGCCATGCTCGGTTTCGGTAGGCGATTGGGGAAAGCGTTTGGTGAAATACGTGACTTTCAGATTGCCGGTGATAATGGCATCCGCCATAAAGCCGGTGATTTCGATATAATCGTCGCCGTTTCCCGCCATCGCAATGCGCAAGTCGGCAAAGGCATTCATGGGTTCGGTGTCATCATTGACGCCCTGCTCATGGGCATAGACCTTGTTGTCAGCGCCTACCATGTACTGGTTGTTGCCGATCTTGGCAGGGTATTCGATAGCGGTGCGTGCCAGGGTGCCATATGCCCACCAGCCCTCCACCGTGTCATGGATGATGTAGGAATCGTTTTCGTTGTAGCCATGCTCGTTGCTGGAATCCTGCGAGGGATAGAACCACCAGATTTCATCATATTGCCGGACGACGCCGGCGCATATCTTCTGGCGCTGGCTGGTCGTCAGGCGTGCCATGAAATACTGCTTGATCGTAATATATTCCTGGTCGCTGGCGTCACCGATTTCACGGACAATGCCGCCGTCATATTTAAAGAATCCGAGGCTGCTGCCGATCCAGTACGCCACGCCCTTATGAGATACCCGGGCGTTCTGGCCAATAATACCGTCCCCGCCATCCAGCCGTGAAAACTGGAACACATAGGGGCTGCCTTCAACAAAGCGCATGGTATAAACCAGCGTCTGCGAAAATATCAGATTCGTGCCCCGTACATTGATCTGGCTTATTAAGCGGCCAGCATCCCGCAACGAGTTGCTGCCAGCCGTATTGGTGGCATCCGGCGTATAGGTATCTGTAGTACCCTGGCTTGCCCACCCCACCTTGTCTTCTTCGCCATCTGGCCCCAGGAAGCACAGGAAATTATCGGTGGTAAAAACGTAATTCACGGCATCGGGAGGATCATCGCCGGTGACCGGGGCCGGGGCCGTGTCATTATCCACAGTCCAGATGTAAAGCGGCGACTGGTTACCGGGCGTCAGCGCTACATAGCTCCCGAAACGGTCAGCAGACCAAAGCCGTAACTCCTTGATGGACGTGGCCAGATAAGCCATCTTGGAAACGCCGTACAGCCCGACACCGTAGAGGCCCATGCCATAACCGACGCCGGGCGCATTATCGCATTCACCGGCATCGATCTGCAATGTAACATCCACGGAGGATCCGCCGCCCGATGCCGTACTGGTAGGATAGGTATCCACCGCCACCATGTAATGGTCGGCATCCACCACCCGGTGCACGATATGCTCGGCATTGATCTCCGTATCGGGAACGCCGCCGATCGGGCCGGTTGCATTTTCGATCCTGATGCGCTGACCTACGCTATAGCCATGCGCTGTTTGTTCCACCTGCACATATGGCGCAACGGTTACAACACCCGGCACGGCAGGATTGCCGCCCGATGTCGCCGCTGTTGCCACCTGAATCTGCAGATTATCAGTGACATCTTTTGAAACAATCGTATGAAAGCCGTTCAATTGCGTGGACGGGACACCGTTGATGGTTCCGGCCGCTCCTGTAATCGTGACAAAATCACCGACATTCAGGCGCACATCGTAGTTGCTTAAGACCGTGACAATGTTGGAGCCGTTGACAAAGAAAAACGGATTGGTCTGAAAATTATCATAAAGCGCATCAATGGGATCGTTCCCAAGCGTAACCGTATCTACGCCAATCGGCGTGATATTGGTCAGCGCATTATTCAGCAGGCTGTATAATCCCGTGCTCGTGCCGATCAGATACCAGCGATTGTTGCCGTCAATAAAACTGAACAGCATGCGGGCGCATCCATCCAGCGTCTGGTTTTCGCCCAGCTGGTCAAACTTAACCGATACCCAGCCGCCAATCTGCCACACCACATTACCGCTGAATCGTATGCGGTCGCCATCCACGATACGGGTGGACATGAGCTGCGTGCTATCCGGCACCGGATACATGCCAACGTCATAGGTAATCGGGATGCGTTTTTCACGCAATGCACTCACGGAGCGCTTGCGCAGGCGGATAATGTGCCATTCACCACGGCATTGCCTCCTGTCCCGCTGTTGGTGTTATACGATGAATAAGGATTTTTTAGGTAAATCAGCGGCTGCGTGCCGGTAGGCAATGTGCCGTTTGTCCCGAGATACACAGGCGTTCCGCCTGCAGTTACAAACTTATTGCGATTGCTCTGGACGCTGAAATCCAGATACTGCCCTGGCGCAAAGTAAAATTCCGACCAGCAGCCCTCGCTCAAGTCTCCACTATAGCCAATACCTGCAGCGCCTGTATCCATGGAAAAAGCACTGCCGGAATCAGTGACCGTCTGCGTGCCTGCGATGCCATTGATCACCATGGTAAAACTGCGGGCACCGGCGGTGGCATTAGTATTCCAGGATGCCAGTATCTGTCGCCAGACTCCGGTTGTGGTGATGTTGGCGCTACTCTGAAATGAAAGGATCCCACCCGTACCGGCCAGATCAAGAACAGCCCTGCGATCGGTAAATGGCGACACCCCGGAAATCGACAGGCGCAGATTACCAAAAGTAAAGAGTGTTGGCCCGGTGCTGTCAAAGAGCGTAGGCCTCACCCATGCCATGAGAATACCCTGGCTGTACGCCGTAGCACCCGACAACGAGGTCCATGTCATAGTTTCGCCAGCGTCGAAATCAGTGGCTAATGGCTGATATCCCTGAGCACATATGCCATTGAAGGTGCTGAACAGCGCCATGGTTACTTGATATTCAAATTAGTGAATACATCCCAGGTCGTGCCCGCATTACGGGTTTCAAGCCTAAGCTTATCCTTGGCGCTGGCGGTCGTCGTCAAAACAACAGGCGCATCATTGGGTGTCAGGTAAACGCTGCCATTTAAGGTAATCGTGCGCCCTCCGGTGCCATCCTGATTCAACTCCAGCGTCAGAAACCCAACCCGGCCGGAAGCTGGCGGGTTGTTGATGGTCAGACTGGTAATGTCTCCGGTGACCGTGGCATATTGGTAATTGCCATTGGTATAATCCACCGTGACAGCGCCGCTGATATTACCAAGATTATAGGCAATTTCTGCCACATCCTGCAGCGCTGGCGCAGTTATCTTGTAATCCGCAAACGCATAATCCTTGCTGCGGGTGGCCAGCTCTGTATCCAGCAAATCCCAGTCGTCATTCAGGTAGCCGCCCCATAGGTCGGCATCCGAAATGTCATTGACCGCTGGTTTGATGAACCCAAAATTAGGCGTTGTCGTAGACATGGATTAGAACGCCGGGACCGGGAAGGTGCGATAATAGATGGTCAGCTTGAACGGGCTGTCGCCGGTGGTAATTTCACCGGTCGTCATATGAGCCACAATCGCAGCATTTGCCACAGTATTGTTCGATGCGCCAAACGCCACACCACTCGTAGCGCTCGTAGAATCAGCAAATCCGGTCATTTCCAGCGTGGCAATGATAGCGCCTGATGCATTGGTATAACGGAAGGCGATGTCTTCACCTGCAGCAATACCTGCATATGCCGTGCCAGCGGCTTTCGTTGCATGGACACTGTATATTACATTAACAAATCCAGCACCTGGAGCTGCCAGCACCTGGACTGGCGTGGCATTCAGTGTCAGAATCTGGGCACTGGTCAAGGTGACGTTGGCAACCAATGTCGGCAGAATGCCGCTGGATGCAGCCACCTGCGCCGGGGTCGCCTGTCGAATGACGCCACCTTGATACACAACAAGCGTATCGGTGGATGCTACGCTGGATGCGGCGCTAAGCCGCCCGATCTCACCAGCCGCTAACAGTTGGGTCATAGTAATAGTCTCCTTTGTCGATGATGTTTTCAGTAATCAGATTGCCGGTGGTTAGGCGCCCATAGGATTCATCACGCACCTTCTGCAGCTCGGTCAGGGCCTTCTGGCCATAAACAACGGACATTTCCGGCTCATGGCGGTAATCAAGGTAAAAATCGCATAAAGCCTTGGCTTCAATCAGGCGGGGTGCATTGGCAAGCCAGTCATTGCTGTCACTAGTTTGCACCAGTTCGCTGTAGGATTTCTGGTAACGAAACAGCAGGGTGTATGCCTGGTCAGGATAGAAGTAGACGTAATAATTGCCGTCCCGGTAGGTGTAGCAATTAGGTATGCCCGTGGCCTGCACGTTCATGAGATCATAAGTGGTATTATCCACCTTCGAGAGAACCCAGCGGCGCTGGCTGTAATTGAGCACCAGGCCATCGCCATTGCGCTCATACAGTACATCGCTGGGAACATCTGGCACCAGGGGGCTATTGATCGTCAAGGTGATCGTTTCTTCGGCTTGTGTAAACCAGAACGGCTCACTCTTGTAATACTCAATAGCCCCGTTGATGCATTGTTCGATCTCAGAGTCCATGTCATCCACGATCAGCTTATTGGCGATGCGGGATGTCATGGACCCCAGAGTATCAGCCATGGTTATTCACCATAAGTCATTACGACGCACACCGTCACAATGCCTGCGGTGGTAGTATTCCCGCCGCCGGTTTTGATGACGATATAGCCATTATCCACGGCTGCCGTGGTAGCCAACTCCGTAGCGGTTGATGCACCGCCCGCAACAGGGAACGTGGCAATGCCACCCGTCTGCGGAATAGTACTCGCCGCTACGAAAGCATCGTCATTATCCGTACCAGATGAACCCGTCACATACTGATAACCCACGTTCAGGGTTACGTTGGTGCTGGTATCAAGGTCAGCCGATTGCACCCATCCGCTGATGACACGGCAACCGGGCTGGAACTTAATCATTCCAATTACGGTGCCGCTGGCAGTACTGGCAGGTACGGTATAAGACGAAATGTCGGTAATATTGTTCTGCGGGGTAAACTTAGCCGGATAGCTCATGCCCGCTTCAGTCGCTAACGTTGAAGGTGTTGTCATGTTATGCTCCTTTCATTAAGCGGTATGCGCTGCGGCATAGGTGGAAATCACAACAGAACCCCAGTCTTCGGTATTACCGGCGCTCGTGCCCTGAAGTTTTTTGCAACCCCAGATCATGCGAGCTTCGATACCCTTGTAATATTCGTAATCCTGGAATTGCTGCTTGTAGATCAGCGGTACGGTATTGTCGGAGAGGCGGCCACCCGTGACAGAGCCAATCGCAGCAGCGTTCTTGCCGCACAACACGGCACGGCGAACGTTGGTCTGGATGGAACTGTCAGCGCTACTGACGCCATACGACACACGGGCGTTTGGAATGATGTAGACATTCGCATAACGAGCCACCGCCTTCGATCCAATGGTATTGGTAAAGATCGGGTTATCGTTAATCATGCCACCCGCCATAGCTGCCAGATAGTTCTGGCTCCACTGGATTTTACCCGTGGTGTCACGCTTCAGATCGGTCAACTGCTCCCAGGAGATGTAAAGGTCAAACCCTTCATCGCCGTTGCGGTTGATTGGCTCTACCGTTGGATAAGTGCGCTTAGTCAGCTCAATGGCCGCATCAATCAAATCCAGCGTCATGGTGTTGGTGCTGGTCAGGGATTGGTCATTGGCTACGCCGCCTGCACGGATGATACGATTGGTGGATGGTGCAACAATCGAATTCAAACCACGAACAAATGGTAGCTTATCAGGTGCTGAATAGGTCGCACCGTCTACCAGGTAACTGGTGCTGTTTGCGCCTGCCAGCTGGTTGAAAATGGACGCCTCGACACGGGATCTATGCCATCCCTTAAGCTGCGTGCGTGCGTTCTTTTCAAACGGCACATAGGTGCGCTGCTGCTCAATGGTGTCATCGTTGGGATTGTTTACCGCATGACGGACCACATTGATGGCCATGGCAGAGGATGATAGCGTTAATGCCTCTTCGTTGCCGACCAACGTACCGCCTTCACCGGTTCCAAGCCCGGTCAGGATGCCGTTGAACGCAAAGGTAACTTGGTCACCCTTGGTAGCGCCATTCAGCTCTTCCGCATAGTGAAGCGTTCCCGCTTCCATCATGCGGCCGTAAATAGTGGATTTATAAATATCGAGATAGTCTTCTTTCGCCCACAGTTTTACCGCTAACGGATTGCCTGTAAGCATCGGAGTTGTTGACATGGTAAGCCTCTTAAAGGTTAAGGGGACTTACACTGCTGAGGGAAAACAGCCGGATCAGCGTGGCGAACGCCTGCCCTTTTACCGAGGGGCGAGCTCATCAGAGGTAAGTAGTGGTTAATGGAGTCGAAGCGCCTCGTCGTAATCTTTCGAGGACACTCCAAGTAAATCGGACAAAGCAGCATCCGCCAGCTGTTCAGCAGATGGTGAGCCGCTTTTTCCACGGGCAGAACCGTTCATCAGATGTGCGGATTTACCCATATTCTTTTTGATGTTTTGCAGATTCGGGCGGTATTCCGCTTTCTTCTGCTCTTCTGCCTTGGCAGCAGGTGCATAGCCATAAAGCGCTGCCATATCTTTGATGGATTGCGCCAGATTGCCACGCTGCTGTACCGTAGTAATCACATGCTCTTCGACCTGGCGTTGCGCATATTGCCTGAGATACGCATCAATCTGCTCCGGGGTCGCCATGGGATTCTGAGCCTGTAGCACAGCACCATGCTGATGCTTAAGCAATGCATGCTGCTTGGATGCCAGGAACTCCTTGGCGCTCAGATATTCAGGATCGGCTTGTGCGGCTTTGGTTTCCGCCAGGTCAGCCATGATATTAAGCTGCTGGGCTGCCAGGGCGGTGACCTGATCCTTGGACCAGCGTGCTACCGTATCAACATCGCCACGGGTCTGATTGATCAAATGCTGGGCATAGGCCTCCGGCTCCAGATCAGGATCGGGGACTTTGGGTTGCGCCTGTGGTTGCGGCTGGCTGGCCTGCTGCTTTCTGAATTCCGCTTCTGCTGCCATACGGCCACGTAATTCAGCAGCGGCAATTTCTGCCTTGATACGGGCTTCACGCTCTTCACGAGCGGTAATACGGGCTTTAGCATGGCTTTCGGGCTTGGCTTTATCTTGTGGCTCGTTGTCTTCTTTTGTTCCTGCTTCAAGATCATCTTCGTCATCATTATCTTCCGGTTCGGGTTCCGGCTCAGGGGCTGGGCTATTGGCCGCATCCTGAATAATTTTTTCCACGCCCTGCTTTTCTGCTACCGGTGCGCTGATTGCCTTACGATCTTCTTCCATTGATTGCTCTAACGGAGTCATTCAAACCTCTTACAAACTGTTAATAAGAATCATCGCCATGGCCTGCTGATTGCGACGGTGACGCTGGGTAATCTGCTGTTCCTGTAACTGGCGCTCAGCATCAAGCTTTGCCTGGACATCCAGAAATGCCTGTAAATTCTGTAATGCCAGCATCTGCTGGTCGTTGTGATATGATTGTGTATTGGTATAGCCTGGCTCGCCTTGTCGTGGCTCCCGTCGCTGGGGATGGCCCCGCTTCAAGCCATCATAGTCACCCCATCCCAGATACAGATGTCTGGTGGTACCGCAAACATGGAGCCCGTCATAAGCAAGAGCGGCGTCATAATTGACCGCAGCGTCATAATCGGTGGTACATAAGTCATTCGATATCACATCCGCTGTTGCCGACATGCCGAAATCATCGGTAGCCATTGCGCCGGTCAACGTAGCTGCAGCAGATGCAACATTCATGCTGCCGAACATCACCGCATCTTCAGTGCTCAGCGCACCGGACATCGCTATTTGCACCTGCGATGCGCCCGACATGCTATCGTCATCGGCGGTCATGGCAGCGGATGCTGCAATAAGCACCTGGCTTGCCCCCGACATCGTATCATCGTCCTGCGTCATCGCACCGGACAGACCCACAAGCACCTGGGATGAGCCAGACATGGAATCTTCTTCCATCGTCATGGCTGCGCTTGCCGAAACCCGGACCTGAGCGCTTCCCGCCATGGTGTCATCATCCATGACCATAGCGGCGCTGGCAGTATAGGACACCACGGTCATGCTACCGGACATGGAATCCTCTTCCATGGTAGCAGCCATTGTAGCGCTAACCCTGACCTGGGACGCACCTGCCATGGAATCTTCATCCATGGTCATTGCGCCGGTCATATTGATCAGGACTTGCGCACTTCCTGACATGCTATCGTCATCTTGCGACATAGCGCCCGACATCGTGTAGCCGGATGGCGCTGTGTAATAGATGCGAATGCCAAAATTATTAAACTGGCCGCTTGGCGTCGTGCCCGATCCAATCGTACCGCAGCGGAAACTAAACCCAAAATCAGTGTCGATAACATCGGCACGGGTAACACCCGTATA